NATAGCGTATCAGGGGTGGAAGTAGATGCCTGATACAAACATAGGAAGTGCAGACAGAAGTGATTTAGGTACTGCCATGGGTAGCGATACTACAAACTATTATGAAGTTGATGCTCAGCAGACAGATGGAATTTATGACCAAAAGGAAACAACCTGGACTAACACCAACTGGAGCCAGTATTTAGGATATTACAAGAAAATCCCTGAATTAGCAGCTGCAATAGATGCCAAGGCTACGTGGACTGTAGGCAAGGGCTTCAAGGGTGATGAAATAACAACTATGCTTCTCATGACCATCAAGGGCTGGGGCAAGGATACTTTCAACACAATCTTAGAGAATTGTGTAAGGACTTATCACGTTGGGGGGGACTCTTTCTGTGAAATAATAAGAGACGATGATGGTGTATTGATAAATCTAAAACCACTGGACCCAGGTACTATCCAAATAGTAGCAAACAGCAAGGGTAGGATAAAGAGATACGAGCAAATCTCAAAGATAATGGGAAAGGAAAACAGGAAATTCAAGCCAGAGGAAATATTCCACATGGCAAGAAACAGGGTGGCAGATGAAATCCATGGAGTAAGCATAATCCCTGCAGTAGAGGAAATAATACTGGCAAGAAATGAGGCCATGGCTGACTGGAGAAGAGTTCTCCATAGGAATGTAGACCCGTTATGGATTTTCCATCTGGATACAGATGATACAGCCAGAATATCTGCATTCAAGACAAAGATGGATGCAGCAAGAGGAAAGGGAGAAAACATGTATATCCCCAAAGGTGCTGTAGTTCCAGAGGTTGTAGCTACTGCTCCTAATCAATCATTAAATCCTATGAGCTGGATAGAAAGCTTGAACAATAATTTCTATGAAGCTGTGGGTGTTCCAAGAATTATAACAGGAAACTCCCAGGCATTTACAGATGCAAGTGCTAAGATAGCCTATTTAGCTTTCCAGCAGACAATAGAAGAAGAGCAATTATTCCTGGAAGAGCAGGTATTAGCTCAGTTAAATCTTGTAATAGAACTGGAATTCCCAGCAAGTTTAGAGGTAGGGGCCTTAAGCGGTAAGCCGACTACTGAAGAGAGAGGTGTTGAGCCGCAAGAGCCAGCAGCTCAGCCTAATGATGTAACAGCTGAAATGGAGGGTAAGAAATGAAGATAAAAGATATTGTAGCGATAATGGTATTGATAATGTGCTTCATACTATTGCTGCTAAAATACAATGGCTATGTTCAGGGAATAATGACTTTAATCCTAGGTTATTATTTCGTCAAGAGAACAGAAGGCAAAGATAATGGTATGTAAGAGAGATTTGGCGTTGGTTGTCCTTTTCATAGTCGTAGCTATCCTTGCTTTTGATTATGTAATGAAATTGGAAAGGAATGCTAATCAGCTATCATGGGAGTCTACAACTGGGGGAAGAGCTAATTTAATTAATATGGTTGGAAAGGGATTGTATCAGGGAGAGATATATTGTGTTGATGTCCCCATAGACCTACTATATATGGGGGTTAATGGAACTGAAATAATAACAATAACTCTCAAGGAAGGGTGTGATATTATCAAGGAGCATATAAAATAATGGCATCTAAGAGAACATCAGGACCATTGAAGAAGAGGCAATTAGAAAAAAGATTAGGTGGTAAATACGGATATAATGCTGCTAGGGCTATGAAGAAATCTAGAGAAAAGATGAAGAAGAGGCACAAAGAGAGAGGCGGAGCTAAAAGAGCTAAGAGGATATCACAGCATGAGCCGATTAAAGGATTAGGTAAAGGAAGACAGAAATTCGTGGCTGCTAAGACTGCTAAAGAGAAACAGTATACAGTTGTTAAATCAGCAGCAGGAAGAGGAAAGGAAGCTGCTGGATTTAATGTATCTGAAGAAACAAGGAAGTATGCAGCAGCATTGGAGAAGAAGAACTTAGCTGAATATGCTGCTAGGCCTGATGTCCAGGCAATGGTACAAAAAGAGAGTCAGTCTGTAATGGAAAAGTTTCTTGGGGGCAGGGATATTCAGGATATACCAGAAGAAGAGCAGCAGACATTTAGCCAGAAGATAGCTGAAATAGGATTAAAGCCAGCTGAATATATAGCCCAGAAGTTTGGGGCAGTCATAGGAGAAGAGGTAGATTATACAGCTAAAGAATTATCCAAGACATACATAGGAGAGAAACTGGGATTTGCAACTGCGGCTCTTGGGGCTGTAGCTGCAGCTTTAATGCCTATGACTTTGACAACTATCGGCAAGGCAGGAACTATTGGGGGAACTGGAAAGATAGGAGCTGGTGTAACTGGGCAATATGCAATAAATCCAGTAACTGCTGCAAAGACTACGTCCTGGTTAATAAAGTTTGGAGCTGGCCTGGCAACAGGAGCTTTGGTAGCTGCAATAGGAAGCTATCCATTTGCAGGATTTATAAAGGAAGAAGCATTGCAGACATTAAGCTTTGGGACTCATACAGCTATAAACAATGGTGATGTAGAGGGAGCAGAAAGAGCATTATCTTATCAAGAGCAATTACTAAATCCAAGCCTTTGGGGAAAGATAGTAGAGAATGTTCCATTTGCAAATGTAGTAAGAAGCTTAAAGGATTTCTATCAGGCAGCAAAGATAAAGCTATCCATAGATTCCCAAATGGTTAGTGATATGAGAATACAGCAGGAGACAGGGGAAACTGAGGAAGAGAAGTGGGCAAGGATAAGGCAGCAGGAAATGGATGATGATAAGAAGATGGTAGATTACTGGAACAGTCAAAGGAAATTACAAGTTGAATGGGAAGCTGAGGCGAGAAGAATGGAAATGATAGAAACTGCTGAGTTCTGGAAGAACTATAGAATACAGATGTTCGAGTTAGAAGCAGAAGAGAGAAGGAGAGCTGCTGAGTTCTGGAGGAAATATAGGGAAGAGGCAGCACGTATGAAGGAAGAAGCCAGTCCAAGCAAGTTGAACTTCGGATTATTATGATAAACAATATAAAGTTGAGGTGTTTTAAATGGCTGATAAAGAAGATAAAGAAGAAATTCAAAAAGAGAATGAAGTCCAGGAAGAAAAAGTAATAGATGATATAGACAGGGCTAACCTGGCAGCTGAGGCTCTGGAGAGAGCTAATGACAGAAAGCAAAAGCTTCTGGACAGGGAAGAGAAACTGTTAATTGAAAACAAGCTAGGCGGAAGAAGTGATGGTGGGGAGAAGAAGGAAAGCAAGGAAGATAAATTAAAGAAAGGTGCTAAGGCTCTTTTGCCTGAGGGACTGGAATGTCCTGGTGTAACAGACTAAGATGCACCTGTATATTCTAACAAGAGGAATAAAGCGTCATGTAGACAAGTTCATCAATGACTGTGCAGCCCAGAGTTTTCCCTACAAAGGAGAAGGGCTTAATCCTATTACAGGCAAGAGGGAGATAAAGGAAGGATGGCTTGAATTGGGGATGAGGCCGATACAACTATGGGAGATAGCATTTCCAAGGGAGAGCCTTCAGGATGTAATCAATATGATACAGCCAAGCAAGGGAATACCCAAGTCAGAAAGCCACAGCAGCCTGAGAAGTTTTGTGGGATGGATAATAAGAAGACTGACAAAATTCCTGAAGCTGAAGCCAGTTCCAGACTTTGACCCAAAGGCTCCAAGAAGGCTTGTCCACAAGCAGGACATAGCTGTATACGGGCTGGGAATATCTGAAGACAAGATAGTAGAGAAGAAGACAAAATTTGAGGCTATATGAAATTTGAAACCAAGATAATCATAGCAAGGCAGAGGGCCTACTTCAACTGCGGTTGGGGTATACTGAATCAGCTAAAGTATGTAATAGCATTAATCGGCTTTGCTACTATGAGCTGGAGAATAATGACTATCCTCGGTATCATCTACGGGATAGGCTGCTATGTTCTGGGATATCTGTATTATAAATACAAGTGGGCAAGTGCTGAGACAGAAGTGATTAACAGGATAAATCCATTTGTAAAGGAAATGAGAGAGGAGATAAAGAATGGCAGGGCTGTTTGACTTTGACAATATACTTCTGCACAGCAGGAGGAGCAGGTATCTTGAAAACAAGCTGGAACAGCTGATGGAAGAAGATGATTTAATCGAGTTTACAAGGCTTGAATTCTATATCAATAGGGCTATGGTCATCTACTCCAGAATAAAGGGTTTTGAGGTAGCTTTAAGGCTCTACAACAAGGTATATGAAAGTATCACAGAGGCAAGAAATTGGAAAAGTTTAAATAGATAAAGGATATTCCAAATATTATGGCAAACGAGGCAGTCATCATAGAACTTCTTGGAGAGAATAAGGGAGAGCCTATAAGATTTACAATAAATGAAGGTTTTGCTGCTCAGAAAGGAGACATAATGGCTCTAATAGAACCAAGAACTGTTTCTGGTGCATTACAAACAGCAGGTGCAGATGTATTTGCTGGTATAGCTAGTGCAGAAAAAGTAGTTGGTGATGGTGCCACAACTCTAGCTTGTTATACAAAAGGTATCTTTGATTTGAAAATGGCAGCAGGTTCTACTTGTTCTGCTGGAGCAAGACTAGTTATCTCTGGTGCTAACCAAGTAGCTGATGGTGGAACTCCAAGAGCAGGAACTCCAGCTACTGCAAGCAAGGTAGGTATAGCATTGGAAGATGCGTCTGATGCAGAAGTAATAGCTGTCGCAGTAGGTGTTTACTAATGGCATACACAGCAGGGACAGATACAGTAGGTCAAGCTGATTTAAAAGCTGAATATATTTCTAAAATCGTTACAGGGTTTGCTTTACAAGAATACAGGATGAAGCAATTCTGTTTAATATCATCTTCTAACTCATGGAAGGAAACATATTTCAAGGAATCCAAGACTGAATTAACTGGTGGAACAGGAAGTACTGTCAAGGGTATTCCTAGACTGGCAACATTCCCGTATGGTGAAGTAAGCTGGACAGAACAATCTTCAAGACACAGTAAGTTTGGTATGGAAGGAGTAATATCCTGGGAAGATGCCAGGACAAATGATATAGATGTAATTGCCAGGACATTATTAAGAATAGGAAGAGCTGTAGCCAAGGCTGTTGATGATCATATCTGGGATATATTATCAGAGACTCAGGCATTTACCAATGCTAATACAGTAACTATAGCAGCTGGTAAGGAATGGGATAGTGCAACAG